AGTAACCATGGCTGGTCAAGTATCTAAGGACGATAACGCTTACGAGCATTTCAATGCTGGAGTCAACTCTAAGACTCCGCCCCTTACTACTGTCGACCGTAAAATGTTAGACTTTGCTGTTCGTTCTAGCGCTCATCCTAATCTCAATACTCAGGGACAGATCCTTCGTAATTTTGGAATGTATCCACCAGAGTTTTGGAATCGGGCTCAAGCAATAGCGAACCACCCAGATATTGCACCAGAACAACGGGCTAAGTTGGATGGAATCTTCCCTGATCCATCACGACCAGGACCTATGACTGGTGGCTATGATGTGAAACTAGGATTGGAGCAGTACCCATGAAGTGTGCAAACTGTGAATCAGATGCAATGTTTGTCTACGACATTAGCAAAACCAAGGCAATTCCGTACTGTGAGCCACATCTTCCTCGCTTCTTGCAGCCTCGCAAGATCGCTGGACTTCTTCGTACAACAGAGCAATACGCTGCAGAAGCCGCTGCTGCGACAGAGGTTCTTGCTAATAAGGCGAAACCAAAGAAAGCAACGCCAGCAACACCTTCGGAATAATGAAGGTCATTCGCAAGTTCGCGGTACAGGGACATGCTGTACCATCGGGAGCGCACAGCCCTCAAGGACCGTTTCCGTCTGAAGTTCTAGCCCAACCTCGGATGGCATACGAGGACTCACACGCGGACTCTCTACACGTTGCACTAGATGAGACACGCTTCTTCAGATGTCGCGACTGCGGAGAAGTACTTTTAGAGGCTGAACTAACCAATCATGATTGTGAGGAAATAAATGGCTACTAATAACGACAGTCACCTTCTCGATTCAGCGGGAAACGTGGCAGTAGATTTTGTGTGGGGTAACTTCCCACTACAACCAAACGATGTTCGTGCAACAGGTGCTAAGTTAGATTACACCTTGGATTCACATAACATCGCAGAGGATGGCTGGAACGGTTATCCTGGATATACACCAAATACCACAGGTTCTCAATCTGGAGGAGTTGACTACGCTGTAGTTCCAAACGTTCTTGGTCTTACAACCGTAAATGCAACAGACGCTCTCCTAGACGCTGAATTGGTTGCATCTCCACAGTCTGCGTTTACACCAGCGCTTACAGCAATCACACTTACATCTAACGTTGCATCTGTGACTGTAACTGCTCACGGATACAAGGTTGGCGACGTTGTAACAGTTGCTGGTCTTACAAACGGTTCAGGAAGTGCAGCATACGATGCTGATCTCAACGGTACACATACCATCACCGTTGTCCCAGATGCTAACAACATCCGTTGGGCACAGACACACGCAGATATCACAACTCACTCTGGTATCACAGGTGCTACTGCAAAGGTTGCTGCTCGTGCGGGCACAATCTACGCACAGGGTACTGCCGCAGGTACATCTGTAGCAGTTGGTGCAACAGTTACAATCACACCATACTTCGCATCCTAATATAATGCCTAGTCGTCGTCCCGCAGGTGGTGGTAATGCTTCGCGCAAAACGCGCCAGGCTACGCCATCATCTGCGGAACTACGCAGCCCACTAGAACAACTTGGTTCTATGTATGGGTTTGGTCCTCGACAGACCGCAGGTCTTGCAAAGATCACTGGAGTAGAGAACCCATTCCAGAGCGCCCCAACAGCCTCTTCAACTGGTGAGTTTGGTGAGTTCAAAGAGATCATCGGTATGAAAGATGTACTCAAGGATTATGACGTAACTGGTGCGTATTACAACAACATGGCAGGACTTCCTGCAGAACTCTCCTACAAGCGTCAGTGGGAAGATGTTACAGAGGGTGTAGATAACCCAAGTATTCCTGGCTCATATGGAACCCAACTTGATGAGGACACACAGCCTGCTCCACTTACGGTTGTTCCAACATCAACAACTAACATTGATCGCCCTCGTACCGTAGCCGCTGGCTATGACGAAGAGGAAGAGAAGATCACCGTAGTATTTAGAGACGGCACCTTCTACAACTACTACGAAGTTACCCCTAGCGAGTGGACGGCATTCAAGGCTCGTGTATCTAAGGGTCAGTACATCTACAAGTATCTGGACTTCAAACCTCGTGGTCCTGCAGATGTGTCATCCATCTCTGCTACGGCTCGCAAGGCATTCTACAAGTTCAGTCGTGGCGCTCAGTTACACTACGGCAAGCGGTACGGAACAACCAAGGGTGGTAAGACATCCCTCAGCCCAAAGAAACTACGACCACTTAAATAGGAAGACTACATGCCCAAGACGCACAACATCGGACCACAACACTTTGTACAACTTACTAAGTTCCCCTATGAGTGGGGTTCTAAGGTTGTTACCCGTGGTTGGACTCAAGAAACCGAAGCCCCATACAGAACGGCAACTCCTCTCATAGTAAGACTTCCTAGATATAGGGCGTTAGTATTGGGACGATGGACTGGACAAACTGACTCAGTTGAAGTCGATAAACTAATCGGACTAAGGATTGTGACGGAAGATGAATTTACGGAAGAAGCGGGATGGACACCGCCCCCAAAGTCGGATCGAGAAAAGAGTCTCGATGATCTCTACTCCAGACTTAGTAGCATGGATGGAACAGTCGATGTTTACGATTGGCAAACATATTTCCAGTTGGCAAAGGACTCAGAGCAAAGATGATCTTGCTGAGGTAAAACTGGGCGCTGAAGTCTTTCACGCCATCGCGCAAGAACTAGAGAGACGCTCCCTGTGACCACCGAGTCATTTGACGATGAGAAGTTTGAGGAGATTACTCCTGAGTTCTTCTTGCAGGAAGATAAGCCTGCAGAAGAAGAGCCTGACGAACAGTTAGACGAACTATCTCAGCAATTTGTAGACAAACTGATCGACAAGATCATGCTCTTTCTTAAAGAACTTGTAGGACACGATCTTCACCCATATCAGAAGCCATTGGCTAGACGGCTTATTGAGTCTGTCCTCATCAATGACGCAGAAGAGATTACAGCCCTAGCCGCTCGTCAGTCAGGCAAGTCAGAGACAGTGGCTGACACTGTTGTGACGCTAATGATCCTTCTTCCTAGACTTGCTAAGTTGTACCCAGATCTTCTTGGCAAATTTAAAGATGGACTATGGGTTGGGCTATTCGCTCCTACAGAGTCACAGGCTGAAACACTCTTTGGTCGATGCGTTACCCGTTTAACCTCTGAGCGTGCTACAGAGATTCTTAATGACGTTGAGATCGACGATAAGGCTGCCCGTGTAGGTGGAGTAACTCGTCAGATCAAGTTGACCAAATCTGGCTCGACTATGACAATGATGACCGCAAACCCACGAGCAAAGATTGAATCTAAGTCGTTCCATCTTATCGTTATCGATGAGTGTCAAGAGGCTGATGACTTCGTAGTATCCAAGTCAATCGCGCCTATGTTGGCGTACTACGCAGGAACCATGGTCAAGACTGGAACACCTACAACCAGTAAGAACAACTTCTATAAGGCTATTCAGTTAAACAAGCGCCGACAAACAGGGCGTAACTCCAGGCAGAACCACTTCCAGTGGGACTGGAAAGATGTGATTAAGTACAACCCCAACTACGAGCGCTCTATCAAGAAAGAGATGCTGCGTATTGGTGAGGACTCGGATGAGTTCCAGATGTCGTACAACTGTAAATGGCTCCTTGAGCGCGGTATGTTCGTTACCTCTGCCATTATGGATGAACTAGGCGATACCTCTCAAGAGTTAGTAAAGTCCTGGCACAAGACTCCAGTGGTGGTGGGCATCGACCCAGCCCGTAAGACTGACTCAACTGTTGTGACTGTTGTATGGGTTGACTGGGATCGCCCCGATGAGTTTGGATACTTTGAGCATAAAGTTCTTAACTGGCTAGAGATCCAGGGAGCCGATTGGGAAGAGCAGTACTTCCAAATCGTTAACTTCTTATCTAACTACGATGTCCTTGTTGCTGGAGTAGACGGCAATGGTGTGGGAGATGCAGTAGCGCAACGTCTTACTCTGTTGCTTCCACGCTCTAGAGTCGTGGCTCTCACATCCAGTCAATCAGAGCAATCAAAGCGATGGAAACATCTGCAGGCTCTTATTCAGCGCAAACTCATTACGTGGCCTGCCCATGCAAAAACTCGCAGATTGCGTACATGGAAGCGTTTTTACCAACAGATGACCGACCTTGAAGTTCAGTTCAAAGGACCTAACTTCTCTGCTGCCGCACCTGATGAGACCTATGCCCACGATGACTTTGCAGATTCTTTGGCTATTGCATGCAGTCTTACTCAAGACCTTGTGATGCCAGAGGTAGTCATCTCATCTAATCCTTTCTTTAGTTAACAACAAAACCCTGTAAAAAGGGTGGAAACTATGTACTAGGAAAAGGCCTTTCCGTACACATCCTTAAGGAGTCATAATGACAATCTCACCAGCACCACGCTTCCCAGAGCGTGCACCACAGGTTTACGAAATGAAGGGTGCAGGCAACGCAACACGTCGTGGCCCACTCCGCTTCGAAGAGGGTATCGCTACTGATACCGATGTTCCAAACGATTTTCAAAAGGGAATGATGCAGGGCGCTGCTACAGCACCTGGTCGTCCAAACCGCAACGCTCCAGTTTGGGAGAAGTCTGCTGCCGAGACAATGGCAGAGCGTGCGCACGTTGGTTCAGCCTCATGGGTTGAAGCACCAACATTCCTTGGAGAGTTTGCACACGGCACAATGAACGACTACTCAGCAGCAACAATTGAGACAGTCGCTCGCTCAGGCGGACGCACACAGCGTCAGTCTGCAACAGTCGTCAACGACTAATTTAGACAGACACCGTTCAGCCCTCACATTAATGTGGGGGCTGTCAGGTTATCCAGGGAGGAGATAAAATGCAAAAACCAGCAAATCCAAAGTTGTATCAAATGGTCATTGCACAGGCACGCGCTAAGTACGCGACCTATCCATCTCCTGGAGCAAGTGCATGGGTTCACAAGCACTACATTGAACTTGGCGGTCAGTTCATAGAGACTCACGAAAAAGATCGTAGACAAAAGATTGCACAAAAGAAATTTGAGTCTAAGAAGCGTAAGCCAGTTGCAAAAAAAGAAGAAAAGAATAAAGGTAAGTAATGTCATATCTTGACTTCTCCCCGCCATCGTATAGAGCGGCATCATCTGACTTAACGATCTCTATTTCCCCACTTGGATTAGTAGAACTTGCTGATGAAGAGTTTGAAGTCCACGGTCCTCGCTTAAACCGTTACTCACTTAACTTTGCGATGTACCTAGGTCATCAATGGGGCTACCGCCGTGAAACTGGCGAAGCACAGATGACGATGAACTACTATCGCGCATTTACAGATTATCTTGCTCGCTTTACCTTTGGTAAGGGTGTTAACTTCCGTTCTCCTAAAGCAACAGAAGCAATTGTTCCTGACCGCCTAGAGCGCGTGTGGGAAGTAGATAACGACAAAGAGCGTGTCCTTCTTGAGATGGCGCAGCAAGGCGGAGTAACAGGTGACTGCTTTGTAAAGGTCGCTTACGAAGAGGCATGGACAGATTCTGCTGGTCACTTCCATCCTGGTCGTGTCCGCATTCTGCCAATGAACTCATCGTTCTGTTTCCCAGAGTTCCACCCTCACGACCGTACACGCCTTCTTCGCTTTAAGCAGAAGTACCGCTTCTGGGGTACATCGCTAGAAGGAACACGTCAAGTATTTACCTATACTGAAATCTTGACTGATGACATGATCGAGGAGTACATCAACGACGAGTTGATCGACTCACGTCCAAATCCACTAGGTCTTATTCCAGTGGTGCATATCCCTAACATTCCTGTAACAGGTTCTCCATGGGGTCTTGCTGATTGCCAAGACATCATCACGATCAACCGTACATATAATGAAATTGCTACAGACGTTGCTGACATCATCAACTACCACGCTGCACCAGTAACAGTCATCATCGGTGCTAAGGCATCAAATCTGGAAAAGGGTGCAAGCAAGGTATGGGGCGGTCTTCCAAAGGACGCTCAGGTATTCAACCTTGATGGTGGTGCTGAAGGTATCAACGGCGCTCTTCAATACTTAGAACTTCTCAAGCGCTCTATGCACGAGATCATGAACATCCCAGAAAGTGCTCTTGGACAAGTTCAGCCAATCTCTAACACTTCAGGTGTTGCTCTCTCCATCCAGTACCAGCCACTGATGAATCGCTACTCCCAGAAGGTCATTCAGTACGGCAAGGGTGTTGAGCGTATTAACGAACTCATACTTCGTAACTTGGCTCTCAAAGAGCCAGAGACTTTGATATTTAACCCAGAAGTTGATGGCCCATTAAAATCAGACCAACTTGCTGTTCTTGATCCTAATGATCCAATCACATACCAAAACTATGTGCAGTTCCCACCTCCACTTCCTCTTGATAAGTTAATCGTCTTGAATGAAGTCCAGGCAAAGATGGCTGCTGGTCTTGAGTCTAAGGAAGGCGCTTTGCGTACCTTGGGCGAGGAGTTCCCAGAAGAAAAACTCCGTGAGATTCGTGATGAGTTGAAGGAAGATGCTAAGGCCGATGGAGCCCTACAACTTCTCAAGATTCAGATCCAGAAGCAGATCATGGACATGACGGGCATGATGCCTGGTCCTGATGGAACTTCTGCCATCCCTATGCAGCCAACACAACTTGGTGATGGTGACGTTATGGGTGATGGAATTCAGGGTCCAGAGACACCAGAGAGTGTTAACGACCCAGCACAGCAGATGAACGAAAGCCTAGAGGATCAAACCGAAGGCGCAATTCGTCAGCAGTTAGTGGAAGAAGCCTACGGCACCAAGCAGGTGCAACGAAGGAATGTCGACCGCAACGACAACTAGCATTCTGATAATAAATCAGAGTATATCGAGACAATTGCGACATTTTGTAATGCAATAGTCTTGTAAGAACCCAGGGACACGCCGCAAGGCATACGGACAACGACATAAGAAAAATAGGTGACCAATAATGGCCGATAATCAAGAAGTAATGGATGCACCAGAGCCA